ATTGGAGGCCGAATCTCAATGCGTCGCACTAACCAATAAATATCTTCCGTTATTACTTCTGACATATTGGCTTGTGCCATGAGCGAAAATACAACTCTGGCGCAAGCCGAGCAAAACCCTCAAACGGGTACAGAACCACAAGTTGCTGTACGGACGGAATCCAGCGTGGCAACACTTGATGAGCGCGCTTATCACGAACTCGTTCAAGGCCTTAAGGAATCGGCAGAGCCGACCCCAGCTCCAGAAGCTCCCAAGGAAGAAGCAAAATCCGAGGAAGCTCCTGTAGCGGATGAAACTCCTATTCAAGCAGAAGAAGTTCAAATTGATGAAGCAAAGATTAATGGTATTGACCAGTTAAAAAAGATAAGAGATAGTAAACAACATGGTACTGTAAATCACCTCGATGGTTCTGCCTCAAAGGTTGATGGTTTTACAGCTAGTGCTATTCTTCAAGTACATGATAAATTGAATGATGAGAATAAAAAGAAGATAGCTAATATGGTAAGTAATTCACATTACCACCTATCTAAAGTTGCTAACTTTGCTTTCAGTAAATCTAAATGAACTTTATTCAAAAGATACTTGAAAACAAATTAGACGAAGCTAAAGATGCTTTGTTTGAGCGTTTGAATCAAATTACAAAACAACGTTTGGTTGAGGCTAAACGTTATGTAGCAGAAGATTCTTTTGAGTTTGTTGAAGAGCTGGATGAAGCAGTAAAACGTAATCCAAATATCGTTAAACAAGGTCGTATTCAAAAGATTCGCCGAAGAATTAGACGTAATGCAAAAGGACGTATTATTGTTCAAAAGAATGTTAAGCGTTCAGCAATTAAAGGTTTTAGAGTTTCAGGTAATACAGTTAAACGTATACCTGCAATGGAAAGAATTAAAAAAGCACGTTTATTAAAACGTTCTTGGAAAACAACTAGAAAATCTAAGCTGCGCCGTACACTTATGAAACGTAAAATGTCTATGCGTAGAAGAACATCAATGGGATTAAAATAAAATGGCATACGAAGTAATTAATACTAAACGCTCATCTTCAATTGTTAGAATTGTTGATACTGGTGCAACCATATCACTTGCAAACTTATCATACGAAGCTAATGAGACAGTTACATCAGCAAGTATTCGTAAAATGGCTTGGTCTACAAATGGTAATATTCAAATTACTCGTAATGGTGTTAATTTGTTTTCATTACATAATGCAGGCCAAATTCAGTTTGATGAATTTAATCATGCTGTTTCTAACAACAACACACAAAGTATTGTTGTTACTATTAACACTGGTGGTTTTTTAGTACTTGAATTAACTAAAGAAGCAACTTACACTACACCTTTAGTAGGAATGTAAAATGAAACTAATTAGAGAAACGGTTGAGAACGTAAAATATCTCACAGAAGCTTCCGAAAACGGCAAGAAACACCTCTTTATTGAAGGTACATTTCTTGTTGGCGATAAAGTAAATCGCAACAATCGTATGTACAAAATGGACACGCTTCGTAAAGAAGTTGCCCGATACAACGAAGAATATATCAAAACTAACCGAGCACTTGGTGAATTGGGACATCCTGATACACCTACCTTGAACCTCGAAAGAGTTTCACATAAAATTGTTTCACTCGTAGAAGATGGAAATACTTTTTATGGTAAAGCAAAAATCCTAGATACACCATACGGACAAATCGTTAAGAATTTTATCGATAACGATGTGAACATTGGTGTTTCATCAAGAGCTCTTGGTTCAGTCATTCAAACAAGAGAAGGCTACAATTTAGTCCAAGACGATTTAAGATTAGCTACTGCTGCTGATATTGTTGCGGACCCTTCTGCTCCTGGTGCCTTTGTACAAGGTATTATGGAAAACAAAGAATGGATGATGGTCGATGGTAAGTTTGTAGAGAAGGACTTTGACCACACTAAACGTATGATTAAACAAGCTAATTCTGTCCAAATGGAAGAAGTAGCATTAAAATTGTTCGAAAATTACCTACGTAAACTTTAATTTTTATAAATAGAAAATCATAAGGAGATTCCTAATGGCATCAAATAAACTAATGGAAGCAGCGGCAGATATTTTGTCTGGAAGCAAAACTTCGGCGCCTGCTATGCCACCACAAAAACTAGACGGTGAAGTTGTAGACCTTGGCGGTCCAACAAACCAGAACTATAAGTCAGATGACGACTCTGCTAAAATCGATGCTACTAAAGCAGCGAAAAAAGCGGTTGCGCCAACTACTAAACCATCAGATGCTTCTGCTAAGATGGAAGAAGTTGAAACTGACGAACAAGTATTTGCTGAAGATATTGAATCTCTCTTTGCAGACGATTCTACTATCTCTGAAGACTTTAAAGCCAAAGCATCCACACTATTCGAAGCTCGTGTACACGACCGTGTTTCTCAAATCCAAGAAGCAATGGAAGCCGAATATGCTGGTATGTTAGAAGAAGCTGTTGAAACAGTTAAGACTGACCTTACAGAAAAGGTTGATAGTTATCTTAACTACGTTGTTGAACAATGGCTCGAACAAAATGAAATTGCAATCGAATCTGGTCTACGTGCTGAACTGACCGAAGAATTTATTGCTGGTTTACATAACCTATTTGCAGAACACTATATTGATGTTCCTGCTGAGAAGGTTAACCTGGTTGACGAACTTGCTTCTAAAGTTGAAGAACTCGAAGGCAAGCTTAACGAAGAAATCGAACGTAGCGTTGAACTAAAGAAATCTTTGGTTGAATCACGTAAGGTTGAAATTACACATGCAGTTTGCGAAGGCCTAACAGCCACTCAAGTAGAAAAAATCAAAACACTTGCAGAGAGTGTAGATTATTCCACAGCGGAAGAATACCAATCTAAACTTGAGACAATTCGTGAAAACTATTTCCCATCTGGCATCAAAAAGGCCGCTGAAGGACAATTGCATGAACAGGTAGAAGAAGCTAGCGACAAACCGGTTATTAATGACCCATTCGTTGCTATGGTTTCCCAAGCAATTTCTAAAACAAAACTCTAAAATAAATCAAGGAGCATTTATGTATCTTTCAGAATCATTACAACAAAAGTGGGATGGTGTTTTAAACCACCCAGACCTACCACAAATTACAGACCCATACCGTAAAGCGGTTACTGCGGTTATCTTAGAAAACCAAGCAGTTGAAATGCAAAAGTCTGGTCAGATGTTGCACGAAGCTGCACCAACTAACTCTGCTGGCGCAGGCGGTTTCTCTGGCGGCTCTGCTGCTGGCGGCCCAGTTGCCGGTTTTGATCCAATCCTTATCAGCTTGGTTCGCCGTTCTTTACCTAACCTAATTGCGTATGACGTTTGCGGTGTTCAACCAATGACTGGTCCAACAGGTTTGATTTTCGCAATGCGTTCTACTTACACAAGCCAAAACGTTACTGCTGGTGCAGCAGAAGCCTTCTATAACGAAGCAAACACTGGTTTCTCTGGTGACCGTACTGCACAAACTGATATTGCTCTTGCAGCAAACACAGAATTGGGTTCTGGTAACACATTCAACAACGGCACAACTGGTGTCGGCGTTGCAACAAACGTTGCTGAAGCACTTGGTTCGTCAGGTGGTACAGATTTTAGCGAAATGGCATTCTCTATTGAGAAAGTTACTGTTACTGCAAAGACACGTGCTTTGAAGGCAGAATACTCAATCGAACTTGCACAAGACTTGAAAGCTGTTCACGGTCTTGACGCTGAAACAGAATTAGCAAACATCTTGTCTTCTGAGATTCTTGCTGAAATTAACCGTGAAGTTATTCGTACAATCTATACAACTGCTAAAGTTGGTGCACAAGTTGGTACTACACAACGTGGTACATTCAACCTTGACACAGACTCTAACGGTCGTTGGATGGTTGAAAAAATCAAAGGTTTGGCATTCCAAATCGAACGTGAAGCTAACACTATTGCCAAGACTACTCGTAGAGGCAAAGGTAACGTTCTGATTTGTTCTTCAGACGTTGCATCTGCATTGGCAATGGCTGGTATCCTTGACTATCAATCTGCACTTGCTTCACAAGTTAGCTTGACAGTTGACGATACAGGCAACACATTCGCTGGTACAATCTTCGGTCGTATCAAGGTTTACATTGACCCATACTTCCCAGCTGGCACAACTTCTGAGTTTGCTGTTGTTGGTTACAAAGGTTCTAATGCCTATGACGCTGGTCTATTCTACTGCCCATACGTACCGTTGCAAATGGTTCGTGCAGTTGACACTGGCACATTCCAACCAAAGATTGGCTTCAAGACTCGTTACGGTCTAGTTGCTAACCCATTCGCTCAAGGTACTGCACAAGGTGCTGGTGCTCTTACAGCAATGAGCAACTTGTACTATCGTTCATTCAAGATTGCAAACATTATGTAATCTTGACCGATAGGTCAAACCACCGTTAAGAGTGGTACTTTAAAGAGGACTCCATAAAAAGAGTCCTCTTTTTTATTGGAGCATAAATACTCATATGACAGCACTCAATAGAACCCCAACCGCTACCAGTTTCCTTCAACCGAACAAGTTTCAGTTGAATTTCTCTAGGTTACCTAACATGCAATTCTTCTCACAGATTGTTAGTGTGCCTGGTATCTCCATTTCCGAAGCAATTCAACCAACACCTTTTGTTGATTTGTATGCGCCTGGCGAAAAGGCAATTTACGACCTTTTAAACGTTACCTTTATGATTGAAGAAGATTTAAGTTCTTGGATTGAGTTGCACGATTGGATTCGTGCTATGTCTTTTCCTAAAGAGTTTGAAGAATACCAAAGACTTGGTCTTTTAAATAAACAAGCGGCTCAGAGATTAACCAAAACGCCACAATATTCTGATTGTACGGTAACAATCTTATCTGCGGCAAATAACCCAATCATCAAGTTTAAATACTATGATGTTTTTCCTACTTCCATATCTTCCTTTGTAATGAGTGCAAGTGATGGTCCTGATTCAATTATTACGGCAGACGCCTCATTCAGGTATTCTTACTTTGATTTTGAAAAAATTACTTGACATTAC